CGCCGATCACGCCGCGCAAGGCGTCGCGCTTCTCGATCGTCGCACGCAGGGTGTCGAGGGCGCTCGTGGCGCGAGTGCCGGCGATGTCCTCCAGTGCCGCCGCAAGCTCCTGCATCTCGGCGCGCCCGCGGCGCCATGCGTCGACCAATGACTCCGCGGGCGGATTGATCTCGTCCAGCGCAGCACTCAGGTCCTGCGCACTGACGCCAAGCTCACGCAAGAACGCGTCGATCTGCCCCTGCGCGATGTCGATCTGCAGCGCCTTCCAGTCGTCATACAGCTCGGCGACGACGAGTTTTGCCTCATCGCCCACCGCCCGCCACAGAGCCAGGATGTCGTCGCGCGTGGCGCCGAGCACGCCTTCGGGCGTGGCCTCGATGCCGGCCTGCCCAAGTTGCTCGGCGATGCGGTTCGCGCGAAAGCGCTGCAGCTCCGGGCCGCTGATGAAGTCGCCCACGATGTTGTCGACGCTGGCCTTCACCCGAGCCGCCAGCTCGGCGGCTGCCTCGGCTGCCTCGGCTGCCGCACCGGCAGCGGCGGCCTGCGCTTCCAGGGCCGCGATCTGGTCATACAGCGCGCGGTTGCTCTCATCCAGCGCCGAGCGCTCCCGCTCACGCAACGCGGCGGTTTCGCCCTGCAGGCCAAGCAAGCGCTCCTCGAGCGACGCCCGCTCCTGCGCGATAGCGGCCGCGTCCTTGATCTTCTCTGCCAACGCCCCAGACGCCGGCGTGAGTTCGGCGAACGCTCCGGAGACGTTGAGCAGCGCCGCGAATGCCGAGCGGCCGGATTCGGTGGTCAGGTCCTGCGCCTCTACCAGGTCGCGGAAGGCGTCGCGCGTCGCGGGCACCGCGAGGCCTACGTCTGCCAGGGTCTGGGCAAGCGCCTTGCGCGCCTGGTCGGCGCGCTCTTGCTCTGAGAAGAACTGCTCGTAGAAAGTGCCGGCCGCGCTGCCCAGCTGGTCGAATCCCCCGAAGAGATCGACCAGCCGCGACGCAGCGTCGCCGCCTGCCACGCCGACGTCGAGCAGGTCCAGCCCCAGCCTGGACAACAGCGGGTTGACGCTGCTCAGTGACGTAGCCAGGCGAGCGAGCGTGTCACCGGCTTTCTCTCCCGCCTTGGCGAGAGGTCCGATCTCTGCCGACAGCGTCCCGGCCAGAGACTGCCCGTAGCCTGCCAGGGCCTCCTGCAACTTTGCGTTGATCTGCTCGGGGCTGAGGTCCTTGACCGAGAACTTGATGCTCTCGGTGAAGCTCGCCACCGCCTGAGTAGGCAGCGCCAGGGCAGCGGCGTAGGCCTCCACCTGGTCGCGTACCGCCTTCGCGCCTGCGGCCAGCGGGTCGGCAAGCTCAGCCCCCAGGGCCTGCGTGGTCGTCTTGTTCGAACGGAACAGCCCGCCCTTGAAGAACTGCTCGGTGCTGCCGGAGAACCCGGCATCGCCGCCGAAGGTGCCGACGATGCTCGTGTCCTTGAGCTTGCGGCCGAACAACGAATCCTTGGCCGCAAACAGCGCCACCGCAGCGGCGACATAGGGCGCCGCTGCGGCCAGGGTGCTACCCAGCCCTAGGGCACCGCTCGCGCCGGCCGTGGTTGGTCCGGCCAGGCCCGCCGCGAGGCTGCTGCCCTGCAGCCCCGCCCCGAACGACGACAGCGCCGTCGAACCGAACAGTTTGCCCGCAGACGCTGCGAGCGAACCGAACGAGGCGCCCACCCCCCGGGAGAACAGCGACGCGACGTTGCCGATCGTCCCAAGTAGCCCGGCGCCTTGCGAGACACCCGATGCTGCCGATGCGCCACCGGAGAGCAGCGCCGATGCCGTGCCTACCGCTGGCGCGACGATGGCATTGATCACAGGGCGCAACACCATCGTGCGGAACAGGCCGACGATGTACTCCCGCGCCGAGCGGCCGCCCTGCATGAGGGCGTCCGCGAGCGACTGCCCGGTCTGTTCGACGACGCGCTTCCAGGCCTCCGCCGCGTCCTGCGCGGCCTTCTCGCTGGCCTCGCGGCTGGCCTTGCTGCGCAGGAGGTCGAGCAGCTCGCGCCGTGCGTCGATCTCCTTCTGCAGTTTGGCGAACTGGTCGGAGTCATCGCGAACCTTGGCCTGCTCCTCGTGCAGGCGCGCGATGGCCACCAGTTCGACCGCTTCGGCCAGCGAGATGTTCAGGTCGCGCACCTTGCCGGCCGCGGCTTCCTCGTCCTTGAGCGACGACAAACGCTCCTTGACGGACTCCAGGGACTTTTGCCGGGCCTCGTCTTGCTTGGCGATGTAGTCGGCAATGCCTTGGCTCTCCGCATTGCGCGCATCTGCCCTGGCGCGGGCGACAGCCTCCGCCGCGCGGGCCTCTTCGGTCGCCAGGTCGATCGCGCGCTGCACCGCGACCGCGATTGCGTTCTTCTGCTGCAAGCGCCCCCGCTCGCTGGCACTGAGTTTGTCGGCCTTGTCGGCCAGCTGCTCGGCCAGGCGGGCCTCGAGCTGCTCGGCCGGCGTCAGCTCGCGCCCGATGTCGAGCCTGCGCTGCAGCGACGCGGTGAGCTGGTCCACCTCGCGCGCCGCGGCCTTGTAGGGGCTTTCTGCGGCGCTGGATCTCGGATTGATGCTGTCCCGGATGCGGCGCTCGAGCTCAGGCGTGAAGGCGTCGCCGAGCTTCTTCTTCCACTCGTCGACCGCCTTCTGTGCGCGTTCGCCCTTGGTCGCGAACTGCGCCATTGCTTCAGCCAGCAAGGAGGCCTTGCTTGCCGCGGCTTCAGTTGCCTGCGCCGCGGCAAGCCGCTCGATGACGCCCGTGAGCTCCGCGTATTGCATCAAGGTCACGCGCAGGATTTCCTGGCGGACGGCCTCGTTCATCTGCGCCGCTTGCCCTGTGCGGCTCATGAGAGCCTCGATGCTTTGACCGAGCTCAGACAGTCGCTCTGCGGCCTTCGTGCCTTGCTTTGCCGCATCTTGCACGGCATAGCTTGTGCCTGCCGTAGCCCGCAGCTTGTTGAGCCGCTCCTGTTTTTCGGCTTGCAGAGTCAGCGAAGCCACGAGTTCTTGGTGGGTTTCCCGTGTCTCGCCTGCAGCCTGTTCGTTCGCGACCTTCGCGCTGCTGCCGAAGGCGTACCACGCGGACGCCGCCACGCCGAGCAAGGTGATGATGGCGCCGATTGGCCCGCCCAAGAGAGCCACGCCGGCCGATGCGACGCGCGCACCCAGTGAGCTGGCCGTGTTCACGGCCTGCTGCGCCGCCGCTTGCGCGGCAAGCGCCCCGGTGAGTTTGGCCGAGACCGAGGCCTGCTGCTGCCCCAGAGCAGCCAACGCTCCAGTCGTCGTCAGTCCAGCCCCCTGCGCAGCGTTGAGCGCCCCCCGGGCCGTGGCGTCCGCAGCCGTCGCGGCGGCAACAGCCTGCTCGGCCTTCGCCAGGTTGACCGTGGCGGCAAACAGGCTCTGCGTCACAGCGCCCGCCTGCGTCATGACCATGCCGCGCGCTTGGTACGCCTTGATGGCGGCCAGTTCGGCTTGCAGCTCGGCGTGCTTTGTCACGAGAGCTGCGCGTGAGGCCGTTGCGGCCTGAAGTGATGCGGCCGCCTGCGCTGCGGCCGCCTGCGCTGCGGCGACGCCTGCTTGCTTGCTGGCCGCCGCGGACTGAATCTGCGCGACGACTTTTTCGCGCTCTTCGAGGATTGCCGCCTTGGTGGCCGCCAGCGTCGCGACCTCCGCCTCGGCCTTTTGCAGCGCCGCAGCCGCCGCCGCGTCGGTGGCCGCCTTTTCGGCCACGAGCGCAGCCACCTTGGCCCCCACTGTGCCGATCGCCGCAGCGGCCACATTACCAATCTTTGCCAGCCCCGCCGCCGCCGCTGTTCCAGCGGCAAAGGCAAGCAGATCGAGGCTCTTCGCCAGCGCCCCGATTGCGCCAGCAGCGATTGACGAGGCGCCTGTCGACTCATCAAGCGCCCCGATGTAGAGCGTCCACTCGTTGCGCAGGGCCTGGATCGACTGCCCGATCGTGGCCGGCAGCCCCGCGCTCGTCGTCTTGAGCTCCTCACTCGCCTTGACGATGGCCTCGAAGAACTCTTTCGACGAAACCTTGCCCTCATTGACCAGCACCTTCAGTCTGGTCACCGAGCCGCCGGCTCCGTCTATGTGTTTCGCCGCCGCCACAAGCAAGGGCCGCGCGCCGTCCATGATGGAGTTGAATTCTTCGGCCTGCACCTTGGCGCCGCCGATGGCCTGGCCGAGCTGCATCAACGCCCCGGCGGCCTGGGCGGAAGAAGTCGAGTTGATGGTCAGCGACGCCGCCACTGCCTCGGTGAACTTGGCCACATCCGCCTGCGACGCACCAAGCTCCGTCGCGGCCATCGATGCCCGCCCGTAGAGCAGACCAATGTCTTCCAGGCTCTGCCGCTGCCGCGCCGCAATTCCGATGATGGCGCCCTGCGCAGTGGCAAACTCCTGCGCCGAGCTCGTGCTGAGCTTGATACTCGACTGCAGCCGCGTGTAGCCATCGGCGGTAGCCGCCAGGGCTTGTGCGGCATTCACGAGGCCGCCGCCGATCACGATACCACTGCCGTAGTGCCCAACACGCTGCAGTGCGGCGGCCAGACGATCTGCCCCGGCGGCCGACCGCTCCGCCCCGCGCCCGATGCCCGCCACTGCAGAGCCAGCCCGCTCGGCGCCCGCGACGACCTGCGCATCCCCCGCGATCACCAGATGAAGCGCGACCTGCTGATTCACGTGCTACTCTCCATCGCCATGAGCCACCCTCTCGCACCGCTCACGGGCTTCGTGCTCTTGCTCCTCAAGATCGGGCTTGCGGCCTTCTTCGCCCTCGTGGTGGCGGCCTTCGCCTGGCTGTTCTGGCAGACGCCGCGATGGCTGTTCTGGCCAGGAGTGTTCGCGCTGATCGCGGCAGTGCCGTGGCAGATTGCCTGGATGCGCAAGCAGCGCCGCGCGCCTGGCGCGTAGCTACCCAGCAGCCCGCCGCCGCTCATCGCGCATCTCGCCCCACGCGCGTAACGCAGCGGCCTCAACGGCGCACAGGTCAGCGAAAACGCTCTCGCGCTGCTCGCGCGGCAATGCGCGGAACGCCGGACTGGCGCGCACGCCCTCGTATTCCAGCCCCGTGGCGCCGATCTCGGAGACCATGCGCCACTGGGTCTGCACGCCCTGCCAGAGCGTGAGCGCGTCCACGTGTTCGGGCCAGAGCCAGAACTCGCGCCTGGTTGCCGCCGGAGCCGATGCCAGCCAGCGATCCAGGCCGCCGCGCAGGTCACCGCGAGCCGCCTGTCGTCGCTGCTGATCACGGTTGCGCCGCTCATCGCCTGCCTCGCCGCTGAGTTCGCCCCGGGCCAGCAGCTGCCCGAGGCGGGCTAGTTTCCCTGCTTGTCGGCTGCCGCGCTGCGCACGCCCTCGAGCTGCGCCGCGATGGCCTTCTCGGCCAGCAGCCGGCGCACGCCGAGCACGCCGCACAGGCACTCGAGCGCTTCGGCCGAGTACGCGACAGGCTGGTCGGCGTCGTCGACCACCAGGTCTTGCCGCCATGCGACGATCATCTCGCCCAGCAGGGCGAAATCGTCGACCGCGCCGTCGCGCGCGCGCTGCATCAGCGCGTCGAACTGCGTCGCGTCGAAGCGCCTGAGCACCAGGCCCACCTTGTGGGCGCTGTAGGCGTCGCCTTCGCGCAGATCGAACTCGACATCCGTGTCGATGGTCTTGCCGACCTTGAGCCGAAAACTCATCCCGGGTTCCCGATCAGTAGCTGATGAAGCGACCGAGGACGTTGACCTTGCAGGTCACCTTGAGCACCTGGCCGCGCTGGATCTGCGGCATCTCCGACATCGAGACGTTGCCGTAGAAATAAGCCGTCATGCCGCCCGCGATGGACGCCTTGAACGCGCGCTTCTGCAAGCCTCGTGACGCGGCGGTCAGCGCGATCTGGGATGCCGACGACATGTCATGGCCGAAGGTCAGCGTCACCTCGGTCGGATTGAAGCCGGCCGGCATGCTGATCGCATTGCGCCTGCTGATGGGCTCCACCGTGACCTGGCGGCCATCGCCGCCGCTGGTCTGGACATCCAGCCACTGGGCCAGCTCGAGCCAGCCAGTGACCTTCTGCGCCGTCCCAGCGCCACTGCCGGCCGGAAACCAGGTCGTGTCTGTGGCGTCAAGGCCAAGCAGACTGAACGTGTCGGCCGTCAGCTGGTCGGCGCGCCAGACGGATGAGTCGGCATCCTCCCAGCCGCTGGTCAGCAGCAGTTCGTCGTTGTCGACATAGCCATGCGCAACGGACGTTGCGACAGCCGGGTCGGCATTGGTGATGCCGGTCACGGTCTTCGCCGACGCGAAGCCCGTGCTGATGAAGATTTTCGAGCCCTCGGGCAGAAAGTAGGCCATGTGAAATCACTCCTTGCTTTGCGCCCTGCGGCGCCTTGATGCATTGATTCTTGTCGTGCGCACGGTTTGCGCCGTCGACAAGTCGGCAGGGCGGTCGCTCGGCGCCGGCATCCACCCGAGGCGGGCATGCGCGGCCACGCAGTTCGGGTGCACCTGCAGCCGCTGGTCGCCCTTGACCATGTCGACGAGCGTCATGGTGTGCGCGCCTGATCAGCCCATCACGAGCATGACGTGTTCACCCTGGACGACCTTGAACCCCCAGGCCAGATGCAGCTCCCACGTCAGCTGCCCGTACTGGGCGATCTGCACCAGCAGGTAGCTCATGCCAGCGTCGTCGGAGATGGTCAGCTGCTCCATCGTCGGGTTCGCCGGCATCATCGGCGGGCGCAGGATGCCGACCACCGCATTGCGCTCGAACGCCATGTTCGGCTGGTAGTTGTTGCCGATGGTCATCGCGTTGGCCGTGGCAATCGTCGCCCGCGCGCCTGGGCGACCCAGGCTGATGGTGCCGGGGGCCGTGACACCGGTGTTGACCACGTACTTGTTCGCCGCGTCCGCGGCGAAGGTGACCACGTCGCCGGCCAGCACGGTGCCGGTGCCGGTGACGAGCGCGACATCACGCACCCCGGGGGCCGTAGCGCCACTGGTGACGTAGGATGCGCCAGTGCCCTTGGTGTGTGTGCTGATGCCCGCGGATTCGGTGATCGAGAACCCGAACTGGCGCAGCAGGTCGCCGCTGCGTCGCTCGGCATCGTTGCCTGCCTGGTAGGCCTGCTGGATGATGCCGAGTTTGCGCAGGTTCACGCCGGCGCTGGTGTCGATGCACAACTGCAGGTCGGCCAGCGGTGCGCCGTTGTCGGCCATCGCCTTGCGCACATCGGCGATCAAGTTGATGTCAGATCCGAAGGGGGTCGTGCCCGCCGTGCCCACGGCGCGCGAGGCGCCCTGCTTGATGGCGGCGCAGGCATCGGCCTCGGCGGCATTGCGCAGCGTGCGCATGCCCTGCGCCACGAGCTGCCGCGCCCATTCGGCCGAGTTGCCGCCGTTGTCCAAACTACGGATCTGCTCGCCCGTGAGGTGCCAGCTGACCTTCTTGCTGGCGGTGATGGTGACGCCCACGCTGGTGGCCGTGGCATCAGCGCCGGCGGTCGACGACGCCGCGGGAGTGAAGTCGCTCGCGCTGAGGGTCGGTGCCACAGGCACGGTGACCGTGTCGCTCTTGGCGACGCCACGGTGATCGAACTGCGCATTGATGGCCCGGATGACCCCGAACGGCTCGCCGGAGACCTCCTGAGCTGCGGAGAACAGCACCGGCACAAGCGCGGTGAGTGTGTTTGCCATGGTGGTTTACCTCAATGTTTGGTCGTGAGAGCATCAGGCGTCGACGAGCACGAACCCGTCCGTGGTGGCCGCCTTGGCCCGTTCCTTGGGAGGCAATGCCTCGAATTGAGCACGCGTCATCCGCAGGGCCCCGGGAGACCCCTTCGAGCCCTTGAACCCGCTACCCTGCGCACCGCCGGCCGGCTGCACCAGGTGCGGCTTGGCCTTGGCGAGCCAGGCCACGCCATCAGCCAGCGGCATCAGCTGGCCGTCAGGGCCGGCGAACAGAAGCTCGTCGCCCTCCTCCTTCAGCCGTGCGCCGACAAGTGCGCGCACGTCGTCGGCATCGATGAAAGAGTGCTTGCTGACCTGCTCGGAGATCGCTCGCTCGCGCCGCTCGGTGGAGTACCGCGTGGTGATTTCTTCCAGGCTCTTGGTGCGCTCCGCCAGATCCCGCTCGGACCGCTTGAGCTTGGCCTCGAATTGCTTGAGCGCTTCGGCCTGCCCCTTGGCGTCCGGGAGGTTGTCCAGGTCTTCTGGGCTCTCGATACCGAGCTTCTCGAGCGCCTTGGCGATCAGTGCGTCCTTGCCCTTGCGCCCCTCGATGGACTCCTGAGCGGCCTTGCGCGCCTTGTCCTCGGCCTTGAGGGCGCGGGCTTCCAGCGGCTCCACCAGCTTGGCTACGTCGGCCAGTAGCGCGGACAACGTCTCGTCATCCAGCATCTTGCCCTTGTAGGCGTCCAGAGAAAGATTCATGCGGGTTGCTTCCAGTGGGCTGTCCCGGCACTGATCGCGCATCCCGCGCAATCGGTGCGTCTCGGCCCCGGCTTCTCGCCGGCATGCCTTGGGCGCGCATGGTGGGCCTTCGTCGTCTCACGCCGGCCGCAGCAGCGAGAATGTTTCGCCGCGCCAGTCGCGTTTTCTCTTGCAATGCGCCTCGGCGAGACGCCCGGCACGCAGCATGCGCGCCCATGAGCGCATCCAGCACCGATCTGGCGCGGTTCCAGTTCCTGGCCGAGGCCTTCCATGGCGTGGGCGGCTTCGCCCCGCGCATCGTCTGGGTCGACGAGACGGTGCAGGTACGCGACCCAGGCGGCAACACGACGCAGGCGGTGCGCCGGGTTCCCAAGATGGCCGGCCCGTGCCACCTCGTACCCCACCCCCGCGAGAGCCCGGAAAAGTTCGCGGCCCGCGCAGCGACGGCCAGCTACGAGAACCATTTACGAGAGGCGTGTGAGCGGTTCGTCGGCTATCTCGGCCGGCGTCGACCGATGAGGCAAGGCACTGAGTCACCGCTCGCACAGTTGCTGCTGGGCGACGCCGACTTGCGCGGAACTCCCCTGGACGGCGTGTTCTCTCAGCTGGCCATGCACGCGAAGGCGCGCGGCTCGGTGCTGCTGCTGCTGGACATGCCGGGCGAGCCTGACGATGCATCGCCGCGGTCGTTGCAGGACCAGATCGAGCGCCGCGCGGTGCCCTACTTGCGCATCCTGATGCCAGAGGACCTGCTCAGCTTCGAGGTAGACGCTGAATCCGGCGCGTTCACCGAAGTGCGCCTGCGGACAGTGGAGCGCATCGCAGGCAAGCACCGCGATTGCATCCGCACCTGGACGGCGGCAGGGTGGGCTCTGCACGCGGGTGACGAGCTCGTGGTCAATGGCGAGCACCGCTTCGGGCAGTGCCCGGTATTGCCCTTCACCGAGAGCGGCGACTGCTTCCCGCACATCGGCAAGTACGCCCAGATTGCCGACATGAGCCGCGGCATCTACAACCATCGCAGCCGGCTCGAGGAGCTGCTGGCTGCGCAGACGTTTTCGATCCTCACGCTTCAGGTGCCGCAGACTGGCAACCAAAACGTGATGGACGCTGTGGCCACGATAGGCACGAGCTCCATCCTGACCCACCAGGGCAACACGCCCGCCTTCATCTCACCCGATCAGGGCAACGCCGAGACATACCTGAAGGTCATCGACTCGATGCAGCAGGCCATACGTCGCGTGGCGATGGACGAGGCCAGCGCAGAAGGCGGCGCCGCAGAGAGTGGCATCGCGCGTCGACTGCGCTTCGAGCGATTGAACAGCGACCTCGCATCGTTCGCCTCGCGGCTGCAGTCGCTCGAGCGCCGCATGTGGAAGGTGTTCCACCAAGCGCTGGGCACCACAAACCGGGTGACCACCGAGTGGCCGACCGACTTCAACATCTTCGACACGCTCACCGAGCTCGACGTGCTCAGCGCCATGCAAGGTGCCGGCTTCGGCCCGCGCACCCTGGCGCTGAAGCGCCGTGCTGTGGCCGCGGCGGAATTCGATGCGGCCGACGAGGCGGACAAGGCCGCCGCACAGGCCGAGATCGACGAGACTCTGCAGGGGCGCGCGCCGGAAAGCGCGCCGGAAAGCGACGCTGCGCCCCCCGACGATCCCGCTGCGCCCGCAGCCGACATGCAGCCCATCATCGACAGGCTCACGGCTATCGAGGCTGCGCTGACGACGGCCACCCGCTCCGCGCCGCCGACGATCAACGTATCGCCGCCGGCCGTCACGGTGCAGATCGAGCCAGGCGCCATCGTGGCCAATGTCCAGGCGCCGCCGGTCACCACCACGATTGAGCCTGGCGCCGTCGTCGTCACAGTGGAACAGCCCGCGCCCCCCCAGGGGGCGCCGATCACGCTGCAGACCGGCAGCAGCGCGCGCGTCATCAGCCTCATCAAGGACAGCAGCGGCCAGATCACAGGCGCAGCCGTGAACGAGGCCTGACATGCCCGGCCCCTACCGCACACCCAACCACCACTGAAGGAGCCACACCATGGCCAAATGGGCAAACGCACTCATCCTCGACGGCGGCAGTGACCTGCTGCGCACCCGCGCGGCGACTACCGACCGGATCAAGATGCACCTGATCAAGGCCTACGCGGCCGGCGACAGTTACTCGACCGTCGTCACCACCAACGGCCTGGGCTCGGTCAGTCTCGTGGCCGGCGACATCGTGCAGAGCACGGTGTCGAGCAACCGCGTCACCACGTTCGGCGCCAAGTCCATCACGCTGACCGCCAACTCGGGCGCCAGCCCGGACCTGCACGTCGCAGTCGTCGACTCGACGACATCGGAGGTGCTCTACGTCGCCGACGAGACGACCGATCAGGTGGTGACCAGCGGCGGCACGTTCAACGTGCCAAGTTTCACCTGGACTGTGCAGCAACCCACTTGATGCAGCCTAAGGAGACCAGACCATGACTCTGTCCACCCAACGCCCCGACCTACTCCCCGTCCTGCAGGCCGCCATTGCCGCCGAGACCGATGCCGCATTCGTCGACCTGCGCAATGCTGGCGCCGTCGGTGCGATGGCCGATTGGTACAACGTCGAGCACGGCACGACCAAGGCCTGGCGATCCAGCGCGCAGTGGGCGGATATTTTCGACGCCATCGACGGAGCGAAGTACACACCCAGCGCGGCCAATTTTGCGACGCAGTTGACCACCGAGGGCACCAACCGCCTGTTGGTGAATCTGCTCAAACTGCAGGTGCAGCAGAACATGCTGCTGGCGCATGCCGGGGGGATCGACGCGCGCGATGACGGCAACGTGGACGCGCTGCTAGACACCGTCACCGCGGTCTACACGCTGTCAGGCAGCGGCACCGCTGCCCCAGGTGGCGCAAGCGGCGTCAACGTCGCCAACCGCTTGGCCCGCGCGGCGCGGCGTGGCGAGCTGGCCTTCGGCGGCACCGACCGCACCGACGGCACGGTCACCGCGAAGGTGCTCGCGTGGGAGGGGCAGTTGAGCGCCGACGACATCGTGCAGGCGATCAACTGGGTCGCCCCAGAGTGACGAGGTAGCGCCATGACGACGCACACCCTCGCCCAAGGCGCGCGGTCGGCCAGCATCCTGACGCTCGGGACGCTGGCCGCCAGCACCTACATCACGTCGTCGGCAATCGACCTTGGCGCGGCCATCCCGCTGGACGTGACGATCGAGGTCGAGTGTGACCCGAACGGTACGCCGAGCGGGAACAAGCAGTTGTTGGTGTTCGCCAAATTGAGCTTGGACAACACGAACTGGACCAGCGGCCCGGAGAGCGGCACGACCGCGACCGAGGAAGCCGATCTGCACTTCGTGGGCAGCGTGCCGACGAACGACACCAACACTCATCGGCGCCTGTTCTCGCTGCGGGGCTTGCCCACCGCGCGCTACGCCAAGATCGTCTGCAAGAACGACCTCGGCGTGGCACTGACAAGCGGCGCGGTGTACCGAGCCAGCATCACCGGCGACTCGACCTGACGGGGCGCTGACCCGTGCCCGTCGACCTGTCCTATCTGCTCGGCGAGCCGAGGGCGCAGCCGCAGACTGCGCCCTCGCTACGCCGCGACGGCCTCTTGCGGCGCGCCGCTGCGTGGATGCCTCTGCATCCCGACTGGGGTATGCGCGACATGGTGTCTGGCCGTGCGCTGCCTCGCTCGTCCCTGGCCGCGTCGGGTGCGGTACGCGCAAACGCATGGCTGACTGGCCTGGCGTCTGGCGCATCGCTGACGTTTGACTCGCCGGCGGGGCTCACCACGTCGACACCGTTTTGGATTACGTGGCTGCAGCAGCCGGGGATACAGAGCAGCACGTATCCGTTTGTCGCGTCGATACTGATTGGTGGCACTGATCACTTTGCGGTGTTCGAGTCCGGCAGTGACTCGGCATATGCCTTCGTTGTTGGCCGGCTCGGCTCGTCTGCAATCTCGTTTTCGTCCGCTGTAGAACTGCTGAGCACCGGCAGCGTAGATCGATTCTTGCTGACATCTAGCGGCGGCCCGACAAGCGCGACGCCTGGGCATTGGACCCTGTGGCGCAATGGCGTGAGGCTCAGTGCAGGCGGCAATATCGCGACCGGAGCAGACAGCGGCTCCGGCGGGCGCATTGGCAATTCGATTGCTGGGGCATATCCGTATGTTGGCCTGCTCGGTGATCTGGGAATCGGGTTTGGCACGCCGACAGAGAGGGAAATCCTCGACTACATGCACGACCCCTACGGCGTGGCGTATGCCAGGCCGCGGGGGGTGGTGTTTGTGGGGGCGAGCGGCGGCTACTCCGGCGCCGTCGCCGCCGCCAGCACGGGCACCGTGGGCAGTACGCCGACGGGCACGCAAACGCACGTCGGCCTCGTGGCCACGGGAGACAGCGCGACCGCGGGCACAGCTCCCGCAGGCACGCAGACGCACCAGGGCGCCGTAGCGGCCGGCGCATCCGCGACCGCCGGCTCCACCCCAGCCGGCACCAGCGCATACGCTGGCGCCGTCGCGGCCGGTGCCAGCGCGACCGCGGGCAGCGCGCCGGCGGGCACGCAGGTGCATGCCGGAGTCGTCGCCGCCGCGGTCAGTGCCACGGTCGGGTCAGCTCCGGCGGGTACGCAGGTGCACGTCGGGGCAGTGGCCGCTGGCGTCAGCGCGACGCTGGGCTCGACAGTCGCGGGTGGGGGTGATGTCTACTCCGGCACTGTCGCCGCCGGTGCCACCGCCACGCTCGGCAGCGCTCCCGCGGGCACACAGACCCACGTCGGCACGGTGGCAGCCGGTGCCAGCGCGACTGTCGGCGCCAGCCCGACGGGCACGCAGGTGCATCAGGGGGTCGTGGCTGCCGGGGTCAGTGTCACGGTCGGCTCTACGGTCGAAGGCGGCGGCAGCGTCTACAGCGGCGCCGTCGCAGCCGGCGCCACCGCCACGGCAGGCAGTGCGCCGGCGGGCACTCAGAGTCACGTCGGGGTCGTCAGCACCAGCATCATCGCGACGCTTGGCTCGGCGCCGGCTGGAACGCAGATCTACGTCGGCGCTGTGGCCGCCGGTGTCAGTGCGACGGTGGGCGGCACTTTGGGGGCCGGCGGCACAGCCTCCGCCGCCGAGGTCTGGGCCTACGAGTTGTCGCCTGGGGTGTCGGCGCAGCAGTACGTGCTGGACATCCACGCGATGCTGACCGCGTTGTCTGCACTCGCGCCGTGCCCGAGTGCAGCGTCCATCGCCGATGCTGTCTGGTCCCGGGAGCTGCCCCTGTGACCATCCAGGCCGGCACCAGGCTCGCGCAGATCAGCACGTCCGGCAGCGCGGCGCAGCGGCTGCGGCAGGCGGCTGGAGTCGCCGGCACCGCGACCGCCGCGGCACTGCTGGTCGCGTGGTCCGGGCTGGCGAGTGCGACGGCAGCGGAGCATCTGCTGCATGAGCGGGTGGCGGCGCAGCCTGGTGGCGGCGGACTATTCGCGGCGCCCGCGAAGCGCCCTGTGCCTACCGCTGGCCGCATCTCGGCGGCGGCAAGGGGGTCGGCAAGAACCGATGCCGAGACGATCACCGGCGCTGCTGCGCCACCGGCGGGCGCTGCGCAGCCTGCCGTCGCCGCTGAGCCGGCAGAAGCGAGTGTTGCGCCCGTCGCGCGACCGACGACGGCGCTGCAGCGACCCCTCGCAGATGGACCCCTGGGGGAAGCCGATGCGCCGCCCGGTGGCTCTGACGCGGCTGCCAGCAGCGTGCCGCAGTTGTCAGCAGCCGCGCAGATTGCCGCGCCGCACGACGCGGTCGAAATCGCCGGCGCCCAGGACACGGCCAGCGACCACCTGGCCCTGCTGCTGATTCTGGCCATCGACGAGGCGTGCACATGAAAATCTCCGCCAAGATCACCGGCGCCGACGGCGTCAGGATGACCATGAAGCGCCTAGCGCAGCTGCCGAAGCGCGCATTGGCAGCCACGGCAGAAGACGTTGAGGACTACGTCGAGAGCCAGGCTGCCACACACCACAAGACCGGCGCGCTCGTGCGCTCGATCTACAAACGCCCCATCGCCGGCGGCTGGGAGGTCGGCCACGACCTGCAACACGCACCGCATGCCGTGTTCGTGCACTGGGGGACGAAGCCGCACGTGATCAGGCCGAAGAACAAGAAGACGCTGCGCTGGCCCAGCGGCGGGGCCTTCTCGTTCGCGCGCAGCGCGCGCCACCCGGGCTACAAGGGCGACCCCTGGCTGGTGCGCGCTGCGGCCCAGGCGCCGCGCCTGTTCGCAGCCCGACTGACGGCCTTGCTGGCCACGGAGAAGTGACATGCCACTCACCTACACCTATCACGACAAGTACCTGGCGCCGCTGGTCGCCGCCGAGGTCGAGACCCGGGCCGCTGCCGACGTTGCCACCCTCGGGACGTTTCCGGCCGAATGGGTGGAGCGGCTGACCGTCGTGCGCAGCTACGTGCTGACGTGCATGGAATCGCAGAAAGCTCCGGACGACCTGTTCACCGCCAAGCTGGCGATCTACCGCAAGGAGTTCGACGCCTTGCTGCCGCAAGCCCGTGCTGCGGCACAGGTTGCCGCCGACGCGGCATCTGGCACTGCGCCGTCTGGCGGCTCGAGCTGGGCCAGTGTGGAACTGACCCGGAGCTGACCCATGATCAACGTCTATCCATCTCTGGTCACGCTGCGTGACCTGCTGGCCGCGGTGCCCGGCGTCAACACCTGCAAGATCGGCCTCGAAGCGAACATGACGCCGGGCGACTATCCGATGGTGCGCATCGTGCCGAGTCGGGTTTCACCGGCGACCGACGCGCCCCTCGGCCCGCGGCTGTGTGAGTGCCTGATCTACTTCGGCCAGCCGGTGCACGAGTTCACGGCCGGCATGGAAGCGCTCTACGCCGAAATCTTCGAGATGGAGCTCGCACTGATCGACGCCCTGCCCCGCGGCGGGCCAGTCGTCGCGCGCTGGGTGGAGACCATCACCGATGAAGACCGCACCGACGCCTACAAGCTCATGGCGCTGCGCGTGGAGGTGATGGGGTGACGGTGATCGCATGGGACGGCAGCGCTCTGGCCGCGGACAAGCGCGCCATCTCCGGTGGCGGCATCGCCAGGGCCTGCACGAAGATCGAGCGCCACGGCAGCTCCCTGCTCGGGATCACCGGCGACTGGGACACCGGCGCCGAGATGCGCGAGTGGTTCAAGGCCGGGGCACTGCCGGCAAGTTTCCCGGCCAAGGCGAGGGAAGACAAGGCCACGCTGATCGTGATCGACCAGTTGGGCATTCGCACCTGGGCTTGCGGCCCGTACCCGATGCGCATCGAGGCCCAGCGTTGCGCGTGGGGGTCGGGGCGGGACTTCGCCGAGGCGGTGATGCACCTCGGGCACGACGCGCGGCGCGCCGTCGAGGTGGCGTGCGTGTTTCAGACGGACTGCGGCAACGGGGTCGACGTGCTGACGTTGGTGTAGGCCCGGTTCACCCCCGCTGCCCAACCAACGCATGCGCCGCTCCATCGCCCACCCGCGCCAGGCGGTACAGGGGATCTCGCCCGTCGTTGACCACGCTCTGCACGCTGCGGCCGCCCATCACCGC